GTAGAATGTATCAAGCTGTGCAACTAACATGGTATATATCTGGCCAGATACAAGATACAGTTTCAAAATCTGTACAAATATCAGGCGTACAATCAAAAAACGAATTACAAATAAAAAATGCTGCTCAAACTATAAATAATATTGCATCATACTTAACAAATTTGTTAGAGCATTATACCGATAATGACTATTCTATACCTGCAGACATAAACGGCTTGGATTCTTAAAATTTTTTTCTTATTATTCATATATGATTGTGGATACTATAGAAGATGCTCGCAATACTTTGAATTATGTTCAAGGCTGCAAAACTTTGCTAGTTCCTATATTCTGCAGTCCTACGCTGCATGTTGCCGTAAATACATTATGTGCTGTATATGTTTATACTGAACATGGAGTAGAACGCATAGTTCCATTTCGTCATTCTGAACAACTAAGGGGCTTTACTGAGCTTGTCCCGGAGTTTTTAGCTCTAGAGAATATCTTTGTTCATGACAAGAAGCAATGGCTGCAAACGGGAGGAAATGCTGCCGTATGGGATGTTAAGACGTTGTGGTGGTATACATACGCCGAAGCATATGATGAATCACATTATCCAACTGCAGCACATCGTTTTTATTGGCGACGTCACACGAACTTACCTGCAGTTAATAGCATTGTTCCATTACAGCAACATTTAGCAATGTGTCAAAAGATTCGACACTATGCTTGGCCAATGTGTGTTAATGCGGAATTAACAGAATCATATTTGCAGTTTAATGACGTATATCCACAAGTATTTGCACGTATTGAATCTGCAGGATTAGCAGTTACAGATGATTTTCGTATGCCGGAATTGATTCATAATGGCCGAGTATATTCACAATACAATTATCATACAACGACAGGTAGACCTAGTAATGCTTTTGGTGGTTTTAATTTTGCGGCAATGAACAAAGAAGATGGAACCCGAGCAGCATTTTGTAGTCGCTTTGAACGAGGAGCGTTAGTTGAAATGGATTTTGATTCATATCATGTTAGATTGATTGCAACGGCTATTGGGTATGAATTGCCCGCATCTTCTATACATGATTATTTAGGTCGATTTTATTTTGATACCGAAACGTTAACAGAAGAACAACGTGCAGAAAGCAAAGCCATAACATTTCGTTTGCTTTACGGAGGAATTGATTCTGAATTTTTATCAATACCATTTTTTCGCAAAGTAAATGACTTTGTATACGCATTATGGGATAAATGGAAACGTGCAGGATGTATTTATACGCCCATTACGAAACGTAGTATATGCAAAGATGCAGTTCAAAATATGACAGCATTTAAATTGTTTAACTACTATTTGCAGGCCATAGAAACCGAAGTATCCGTACGCAAATTGCAACAAGTACAAGATTTGCTACGAGATTACAAAAGTTGCATAGTATTGTATACATATGACTCTGTGTTATTTGATATGAATTATGAAGAAGCACGAGAATTGCTTCCTGCTATCAAGAACGTTTTAGAACAAGGAAATTTGCCGGTGAAATGTAAAGTCGGCGATATTTATGATAAAATGAAAACTATTTCGTTATGACAATCGATTCGATACTTACAGAATGGAGATACCGATTACCTGCAGGGTATCCTAAAACAGATTCCGATTATCATGTTTTATATGACATTATTTTAGAAATGACTACATTAACTCCGTTAGAAGCACAACATATTGTAAATAAGGCTCAAGGCATTACAAAAGACATAATTACTGAGGAATTAGAATCAATTGAAATTTCATCAATTTACAGCGATCGCGTCTATCGAATTGCAACGCCAACTTCAATTATAATTTATGCAATACAACCATTCGATGATCATGATTTTGATATCAACGATGCAGCTACTGGAAAATTAGATTCCAAATTAATATCAACGGATAAATTTATATCAACAATTAATTTAAATGCATTATACAATCAATATAAATTTAATACTAATTTCGAATTAATAAAAACAAGTAGCATTAAAGGATCAAATATTGTAAAAACATTGTCAGTATCTACATCGTTTGATGATGCACAATCATTTGAACAATACATTATGAATAAATTCAGTGTAGAAGGTCAACAAATTATTGGTCTACGTGGAATGTACGATGCCATAATGAATGATCCAAATTCAAATGAGCTTATTGATGTTATTACTGGGCCAATCAAAATGAAATTAGCTACCGGTGTAGTTCCAATACGGGGTATTTATGAAATATTGTATACTATTATTAAAGATACAATTAAAATACCAAATGGCGATGAATCCGAACTTTGGTTTGCTATTGCATATGGTGGATTAGTAAAAGGAGCCGTAGCAGGCGAATCGGGAATTGAAGCAGATATAGAAGTTGACGGACAAACGGTTTCGCTTAAAAATTACGAAAAAACTACATTTGATTTTGGGTCATTGCCAGCTGACGCCATTCAACTTTTAAATGGATTTTTAGAAATGGCTAAACTGCTTACGGGTACGGATATCAATAAATCAAAAGGCCGTGATAACATCAATCAAGTTTTAAATTTTTTAGATAATGAAAAAGTTGAATCAGATATTCGACGTATTATAAAATTGGGTACAGAAACAGATATTCCCATGTTTCAAAACATTGCAAAAAAATTGCAATCTTTTTATGATTTGGATGATAATTTAGACACAATGATTCATGCATTTTGTAACATCGTAGACAACATGATTTCGCAAAAAATTCGCAGCGTCAAATGGTGGGGCATGATTATTAAATCAAATAAAACGTTATTCCTAGAATCATCAGAAGAATTAGAACCCATATTGATGTGTCGCAATGATCGATTATCTCCGGCAATTGCAAACTTTCATCAAAACAAATTGTTTGTAATAGGTAGTCAATTGAATACTAAAGTAACAACAAAATCACAGGACTAATGCATTGAAAACACAATTGCTTTGCACATTTGCACATCGATCAGATTTAAACATTGTAATCGAATACATACAACAAAATTACACGATACCAGAACGCAGAATATTTGTATTTTCCAATGCCGAAGCAACGGATAATTTGTATTGTACATACAATGCAGACGCCGGTACGCAGCGCGGACAGAACACGATAAGCATTCATCGCAAAAAAGAAACCAATACCTTATATACAGTTAACGCACTTAATGAAGTTATCAAAACGGTAAATAACGGTGTTTTAGACAAAACATATCGATTAGATTGGAGCAAATATCAAAACGCATTCATACTTACGGATGATGAAGGATATCGTGTTATTGATTTGATTTTTTACAAGAAATTTTCTTGGAAATGATATTTATTTATATAAAGAATTTTAACAATTTACTTTGAATTAACACATTAATTAATTATAATTTAATTAATATTTTTATTTATTAACCACTTAAAGAAAAGGAATTAAACAATGGCCTTGAATTTAGACGCTATCAAAGCGAAACTCAATCAGTTAAACAAATCTGATGACAAAAAACAAAATTTGTGGAAACCCGAATCAGGAAAAACGCGAGTAAGAATTGTTCCTTACATTCATCGCAAAGAGAATCCATTTCTAGAATTGTATTTTCACTATGACATCGGAAAACGTTCCATGTTATCTCCAATTACATTTGGCAATGCAGATCCAATCGTAGAATTTGCAGACAAACTAAAAAAGACCGGAGATAAAGAAGATTGGCTAATGGGTCGTAAGATTGAACCTAAAATGCGTACCTATGTTCCCGTAATCATTCGTGGTAAGGAATCTGAAGGTGTTAAATTTTGGGGATTTGGTAAAACAATCTATACGGAATTGCTTTCAATCATTTCAGATCCAGATTATGGTGACATTACGGATTTAATGAATGGTCGTGATATTGATGTAGAATTTACACCAGCAGAAGGCGGAGCTTATCCAAAGACTGCAATTCGTGTTAAGCCTAATACGCAACCTGCAACCGAAGACAAAGAGATTGCACAAAAAATCATGAATCAACCTACGATTACTGATTTATTTCCAGAACCATCTTATGAAGAGTTAGAAAAAGCATTAGCAGAATGGATGAATCCAGAAAATGCAGATTCAGATGTTGATTCGGACGATGAAGAAGAAGCTCCTGCTCCAGCAAAAGCTGCTAAGCCGGCTGCAACTAAAAAAGTTGATGATGTTGCTTCTGCATTTGATGATTTATTCAACAACTAACAGTGAGGTTATAAAATGGCAAAGAGTAAAAGTAAACTGGAAATAGAAGATGCTCTAGCATCAACATTGGCAGAAAGTATCAACAAGCAATTTAAAGGTCAAGCACTCAAAACTGCATTCTTTTTAGATGGCGATGAAGATGCTCCAAGCAATGTAACAGAATGGGTATCATCTGGTTGCTCGATGCTCGATTTAGCAATTTCAAATCGCGCCCATGGAGGTTTTCCCGTTGGGCGCATCACTGAAATTACCGGATTGGAAGCATCTGGTAAATCATTGTTAGCTGCACACACATTAGCAGAAACGCAAAAGAAAGGCGGATTAGCAGTATATATTGATACAGAAGCCGCAGTAAGTTCCGAGTTCTTAACAGCAATTGGCGTTGATTTAAAAACAATGCTTTATGTTCCTTTAGAGACAATTGAAGAAATTTTTGAAACAATTGAAACAATTGTAGAAGGAGTTCGCAAATCAGACAAAGATCGTTTAGTTACAATTGTGGTGGATTCAATCATGGGTGCATCTACAAAAATTGAAATGTCACCCGAATATGATAAGGATGGTTATGCAACAAGCAAATCAATCATTTTGTCAAAAGCAGTGCGAAAAGTTACTAATTGGATTGGAAGAGAACGTATGTGTCTTATATTTTCCAATCAGCTTCGTACCAAAATGGGTGTATCTTTTGGTGACCAATGGACAACTGCAGGTGGTAAAGCAATTCCATTTCATGCTTCGGTTAGATTGCGTTTGAAAAATACCGGAATGATCAAAGCCAAAGTAAGTGGTGTAGAACAAGTAGTCGGAAGCAAAACAGAAGTGCAAGTAGTTAAAAATCGAATGGGTCCTCCACATCGCAAAGTCAATTATGAAATTTACTATGATTCTGGAATTGATAATTTTGGTGGTTGGTTGAACATCATGAAAACATTTGATATTGTTAAACAATCAGGTGCTTGGTATACAATGGATGATGTAGATATAGAAACTGGAGAATCTCATGGCGAGTTCAAATTTCAGAGCAAAGATTTTGTGGAAAAGGTTATTTTAAACCCAGAAGCAAAAGAAAGGTTATATCAAAGAATATGCGATGCTTATATTTTCAAATATCAAGCTGGTGTTGATGGTGGAATTGATGATGTAATAGTCATAGATGAAACGTATGATGAAGAATAAGTATCAACAATTATTCAAAGAGTTACAACAAGAAAAAAGTTCTAGTCCGTCAAGCATCAATGATCATCTCATGGTGTTTGACGGCTTGAACACGTTTATTCGAAGCTTCGGAGCAACACCTGCATATAATGAAGATGGCGATCACATAGGAGGAATAACCGGATTTTTATATTCAGTTGGTAAAACCGTACGAGATTTTCGTCCAACGCGATGCATTATTGTTTTCGACGGCCGTGGTGGCTCTGCTCGAAGAAAACGAATCTATGGTGATTACAAAGCAAATAGG